CTTCCAGGTTTCTGTACTTTCGTCATATCTTAATCCAAATTCCTCATAGGCTTCAATTCTGTCTATGATGTCTGCCTCTAGGGATGCCGAGAAAGAAGTTGTAAAATTGGGGATTACTGCATTAACTATAGATCCGTTCGGTATGATATTGTTTAATGTAACAGGACCCAAACCGGATTCGAGATTACCAATTCCACTGTTAGCACCATCGCCCACCACGGCACCTATTTTGGCCCATGACCTATCTTCTGCGTTGTCTGTTCCCGCAGTCACTAACAAACCGTTTAAAAACTTTCTGCTGTCTGGAGACGTAAATTTTACAAGTGCTCCTGGCTTAGCAAACTTAAGATTTGATGTGGCAAAATCTCCTGTCACCAACGCACCTCCTGAGGTGAAATACCCGGTGTTGGTGTTGGTAGACGTAGTTGTTGAATTCCATGTTGCTGTCAGTGTGCTGAGATCTTTAGTCCCATATTTCAAATAATAAAAATGTCTTGAATAGGATTCTTTTAATTTGGCCTCAACTGCTGTGTCTATAGTTGATTGTATGTTGCTCCTGTTGTTGAAGGTGAATGTGAACTGTTGTGTGCTTTCCTCCCTATAAAGAATACCATCCTCAGCGAAAACACTTACGTTCGAATAAGCACCTGTTGGATCTAGAATCTCTTTGGCCCTGCTTATTCCTGAGGCTGACCTATTAACAGATCTCACCTTAACGATGTCCTGAGATGCTGATAGAGGAACAATCTGATAGTCTTCCGCTGTGATCATTCTATTCTGAGAATAATAGACCTGTCCGGCCTTTTCCCTTACAGAATCATTTGATTCGCTTGCGGCCGCATTGTATATCGATTGTTTGAGACTGGTCGACATGGTTAGTGTTTGTTGTGAACCGTTGGCGTCAATGTAGGGTACTGACAATGATATATTCTGCATATCGGCCGGTTGTATTGAATACTTGGCGTTATCACTTACCCTATGATACGTTCTAAAAGATCCCAATGGTAGATTAGAAAAGTTGCCATCCCCAAACACTAAATCAATAGCATCATTGTTTTTGGTGACCACGTTGTAAATGTTTCTTTGAAGTTTTGACAGAGAATTGTAAATGGCATTGTTGCCTGATAGTGAAGGAACTTTTTCCCATTTCTCTGCAATCTGGCCAAACTGGTCTAATTTATAAAGCCAAACGTCATTATCGTTTATGTTGTTGACAGCAATAGATCTTATGTAATTTGTTACTGCGGTATCTATTGTAAAATTAGCATACTGCATATTCCCTTGTTTGAACAACATAAAAAATCCAGTGTTGTTTGAGCTATCTCCTGCTCCATCAGATCTATAGGTATATGTAAATCCAGTTCCTGGTACAGGATCCGATTCATATATTGATTCGGAATTACTGATAGTGCTTGGTACTATTTCAAAATTCCTACTTACACCTCCCACGGCTTTTGTAAATTGGAACAAAGGAAGATCTATCTGGTTAGAACTTAATGTGTAGACCTCTGTGTTAATACCACCTATTTCACCAGATTCTCTAGGGTTACCAAACAGTTGTCCAGTCTGGTTTGCCGCATTCAATATGGCAGTAAACTGCTCTCTGTAATTTGAATTGGCCGAGTCATTCCAAATAATAGTTTGATTAGCAAGATTGGATCCAGAAGAATCTAGGACATCTTGACTGGTTGATATAGAATCTATCTTGAGAAGACCTGTTGCCGGTTTGTTTCTCTTGGCGTTGTAGTTGATCAGCCTGGCTAATCTAAGGATCGAGTTTCTCCTCTCTGCTGTCTCCAGGAAGTTCTCCCTGGCGTTCAGGTCAACCCTGAAACTCAATGCTTGTGCCACATAGGCAATCAGATCAATGAGTGCAACATACTCCGAACTCTCAACGAAGTCGTTGAAATCATCTGGGTAGTTCTCCCTGAGGTAGGCCACCATGGTTCGTCTCAGTGTCTCGAAGTCGTAACTTTTGAAGTCTGCCTGTTGGAAAGCCTGGTAGATCTTACGCCAATCCTCGGCTACTAGTAATCTGTTCTGTCTATCTGTTGTGGCCATTGTATATACAACGGTATTTATATGCGAGGAAATGTGCGTATATTAAGATAGACGCAGAAGAGAGTTCTCGTCGAAGTTGAACCTTAGTTTCTCTGTGATGTTCAGCGGCACATATGTTATAGTGGCCTGTATGGCTATGCCCTTGTCCGCCTCTGATACCAGTATCTCCTGTGTGCTTATCCTGGGATCAGCATTGAGATTTTGTGTTATATCTTCTACTATGGCGTCCTTTAGTGATTCCGTGAATGGCTCAAAGATGGCATCATATATGATAGTGCCGAACTCGGGGTTCTCAACACGTTCTCCCTTGCGCACTGATAACCTGTTGATCAGGTCCTGCTTGGCCACCTCGAAGTCATACAGTTTGAAGTTCTGCTTGTCCGCGCGGCTACTGAAACCCTTGAAGGTCACCGTCTTGTTTGTAAGATTTATGTTGTCATTTTCTGCCATCAGTTCAATCTCCTGAATTCCACGTCGACCTTGCTGTAGTCAACCATGTAGAATCCCGTACTGGTCATGGTCCTGGCCCATGGCACCTCCTGTGCCATCACACCCTGCCACGTGCCCGACGTGTGCTTGTATTTAAACTCGTAGATGTTGATTCCTGAAGGTGATCTACCAACAAATCGTATATCCTCCTTCAGTCTCTCATCACTGAAGAAACTGCCGATGGCACTGACCACACTACCGACGGATCCTCCTCCCAGGAATGCTGGCAATGACATGCTCCCTATCTTGGCGCCCAGGTTAGTGAACACACCGGCCTTGATGCCCTGTGCACCCAGTTCCCTGGCAGTGTTGCCGGCCAGTCCTTGGAGGAATCCCTTGGCCTGTGACGCTACCGCCGTGATCGCCGTCTGTTGTATCGAGGAGGTCACCTGTCCGGCCACCACGTTCTTGAACACGTTGGTTGTGGCCTTGAGGTCACCTATAGATGCTATGTTGCCTATGTTGATCGTGCCCGTGATCCCGGATATGTCTAAGCCGCCGATGCTGGTGGGCAGTCCCGATCGTTCATATATGATGTTGCCTTTCTTGTCCACGCCTATGGCCTTCTTGCTGAGGTTGCCGGTCTTGAGTGCGTTGAACGCCTTGTCCGCCACGCTCTGCACCACGTTGGCGCCTAAGTCCTGGGCGAAGCCCTTGACATTGCCCGCGGCCAATTTCGAGAAGTCGGCACCGCCGCCCAGCGCGAAAAGTTCCCCCGCCTGGTTCACGAACACGTTGTCCTTGAACATCTCCGCCACCTTGGATCCGGTCACTGTGTCGATGACCTGGTCCGCCAATTTCTTGGTCTGGTTGTTGAGCACCTGGTTTATGTCGTCTAACACGTCGAAGCCCTTGAACTTGTTGCTGATGCTGTCCTTGATGTCCCATTTCACTTTGCTTTCATTTATGCCGAATAGGTTGTCGAAATTATTGCCTAAATCCGCCAGTATCTTCTTGGCCTTGGCCGGGTCCGTCGAGGTGCCCATCTGTTCACGGACAGACCTCTCCGCTATCGCCTGGAACTGGCCGTCCCTGATGTTCGGGTTCGAACTCAGTAGGTTTTGGTATTCCATGTACTCCACCGTGCCTGGGGTGTTGGCCAACTGACTCCAACGTTTCTTGTTGTCCTCACCTCCCACTGGCAGTATACCTTCCGAGGTGAATCCTCGGAACCTAGGCATGGGCTCGTGTGTGACGAACCTGTGCACTGTGGTCTCGGTCTGCCTGGTGAATGATCTCAGTGGCTCTAGGCCCTTCTTGACCAACTCCACGTCGCCCTCCTGTCTTGGCGTCATCCCGGCGGCGTCGGTGTCCAACCACTTTGGTCCCCACGTGTCGCTGGCGGAAGTCGAGTTGAAGTGCACCTGTGCGCCCGCGAGGTGTATGGCATCCGAGGCACCGTGCAACTGTACCCCATCCGTGTAGGAAGTTATACCATCTTTTGAATAATCTCTTATACTGCCTTTTTGCGAACTGTTGAATATGCCCTTGTCCCCCAGGTTCAGCATGTACGTGCCCGCGCTCTGCACCATCTCGTTACCAGAGCTCATCCTGACCTGGCCGGCGGCGTGCATGTTGATGTTGGCGTCCGAGTGCAGGTTGAAATCTCCCTCGGTACGCATGTTGATTCCGCCCACGCCCGAGTAAACGTCAATCCTGCCTTCACTGTTCATCTCTATGTAGGCGTTTCCAGAACCATTGGCGATGTATATTACTCCCTCGGTGTCATGC